TGTCTGCTGACTCAGTGAATACGTTTGTTCCTCCATAGTTCAACTGTAAGGTTGCACTAACGAGTTCAAGCATTTTCCCTGCTCCTGGTGCTGCAACAAGCGTCTTTGGTGTTGCTCTTAGGGCGATGATCTCGGCATTAGACACAACTACGTTAGCGTAACGTATTGATGTTTCCTCTACTGAGATAGTGAAGTCTCCTTCGTGTCCATCTCCTGTAGCGACAATATCAATTCCTGTACTTTCATTGAGGTCAATGGCTGTACCTGATGTGACTTTTGCTCCGTCTTTAAATATTTCCATCATGATGTTTTTTCTTTACTAGTAATTGTCACTACTTCTTTACGTTGAAACGAGGGAGAGTAGACTTCCCTTATGATTACTCTGATTGTGTAAATTCTGTTGGTTTATCTAGGGACTTTTCGGTGAACTTACCATCCAAGTCTCTAAATCCTCCATCTAATATATCTCTTACCTTCTTATACTCACTTGTATCGTTACCTTTGAATGCTTCTTTTACTATTGCTTTCTCTAGGTATCCTAAGAAATGCTCAGCAACTACATTCATCATAGCTTTATCAAGGAAGAACTCTTTTAATTTGTCTGGTTTGTCCATGTTATTGCTGTGCTATAGGTAGTGCTTCGGTTACGTCTGATGTTGCTCCTTGTCCTGTTGGTTTAGCTCCTGGGGCTCCACCTCCTTGAGCTGGTGCGCCTTGAGCTAGGTTTAATGATAGTGGTGATATAACTCCTCCTAACTCTGTCATCTGTTCAAAGATTATCTGTTTGTTAGGGTCGTTAGGTTGCATTGTTGACCACATATCGAATAAGGTTTGCATCTCAGCTCTCCTTTCTTCTTGTTGGTCTGTAGTAATGATTGTTAGTTTCTTCCACAGGTCTTTGAAGAAGCCTTTTGGAATCTTATATTCTCTATCTAGTCCTTTACTCTTGAGACCAGTAAGGATTGATTCTTGTTGAGCGTCTACTTGTCCCTCTTGGAAAGTCTCTCCGTTTAATATCTTCTCTACTGTATCTTCATTTGTCATTGAGATAGAAAGGTTCTTGTCTAGGTTCTCTAACTCTCTAGCTGTGAACTCTGCTTCTAAGATAAACTCTTTGTCAATGTCCTTAGCAACATGTGGGAGAACCCAATCTCTTAATAGTTCTTCTACAAAGAAACCGAAGTTCTCATACTCATAGTCGAAGTTACCTGCTGATTGTTTACTTTGTAGTGCTAGTGATCTGAATGGTGTTCCTGATTTACCTTCTTCTCCTGATATACCTGTAAATGTTGAGGTTGTTCTTTGGAATTGGTTAAACCATTTCTGTTGTAGTTGAGAGTATTCAACCATATTAGAAGGGAGCATAGTAGCTGACTCAAAGTACTCATCATTCTCTAGTTCGAGGATAGCTCCATCTTCTATTTGTGTTAATGCTTTCTCTGTTACTGATTGAGCGTTTGTCTTGGCTATTATCTTACCTCCTATTTCAAAGGCTAGACGTTCTGATATGGCTACTTCGTTGGTTGAGATTTGTGCTTCAAACCCTTCTTCTACTACTCCTAATCCTAATGCTCTACCTGATACTGCTTTACGAGATAGATACTTATATGATGTTTCTTTCTTCTCGTTTGAATACATCTGTACCTTCTTGTTACCTTGAACAGCTACTATAGCCATTCCTAATATGTATTCTTCATTCTCTTCGTCTACATTCTCATCAAATACGCTTCTTGGGAACTCTCCCTCTATCTCTAGTATCTCTACTCTTTCTAAAGTACCTTCGGCTCCTTGTTTACCTCTGTTCTTTGAGGCTAGTTCGATTGCTTCGTCAATGTTCTCCCATGAACCTGACATTCTTCTAATCTCTTGAGGAGATAACCAATACCTTTCTAGGATTAAACCTGACTTAACATCTATTTGATCTGTTACTGTATTAGCCCATACAACAGGTTCGATGATTAGGTTGCCATTCTCTATGGTCTTCTTGGCTAGGACTCCTCCATATCTAACCTTCGTCTCATTTAATTGATTGAGTGTCTTACCAAATTGGTTCTTTCTAAACCAGTTGTTAAGTGCTTTCTCCAATAAGAGTGTTCTTGCTTTGTTACCTTCGGCTTTTAGTTGTAATGCCTTTAGGTCGTAGTCTGTGGCTCTTACTGTTATGTCTACTGCTTGATTTACAATGTTATCAAAAGGTTTTCTTCTACCATACTTATCTTTGTTTGTTGAAAGATACTCACTTAATGAGTAATAGTCTATTCTTTTAACAGTATTCGCTTGCGAATATGAAAGTCCCTCTCGTATTTCTACTGGACGAGAGTATGCTTCTAGTGCTTTATCTATTTCTGAGCTTAGTTCTGTAGTTATTTCCATCTAAATAATTACCACGACTATTGAGATAGTTGTTACCTGTTTATTATAACATGTTATTCTCCTCTACTTTGTCCTGCTGTGGGTGTAATGGGGATTCTTTTGATTTTGTTGGGTGCATTCCTCTCTCCACCAGCGTCAGTTAGTAACTCAAAGTACGTTCTCATAAGGAATGTATCTCCTATGTCCGGGCTTCTTCCTACAACTTCCTTTACTTCGTCCTTTGGTATTAGTTTGAGCTTACCGTCTTTGTCTGTGTCCTTTTGTTTAAGTATTGCTGATAGGTCTTCTGTTATTTCATCTTGTAAACCTTTGTCTAATACTGATACTTTATGGTCATTGATTAACTCTGCTAGTTTAAAACCACACTGACTCTTAAGGTTAGAGAAGTTAGACATAGCTCTATTACCATAGATGTCTTTGATAGGTCGTACTTGCCCTCTTACTGCTGTCCTAGTATTCATTGGTGTTGAGTTGGCTACGAAACCTTTAACTCCTTGTAAGTGATCTACTACACCTCCTCCCACTCCATCTTCATCGACTATGATATGACTTCTAGGTATCTTCTCTTCTGCTGCGAAGTCTATTATCTGTTGTTCTGTTACGTCTGTGCTTTGTTCTGCTCTCATCTCTATTCGGTATGATTCCCAACCATGAAAGAAGTTGAAGACTGTCTTATCTTTACCGAACCTTGCAACGTCTACTACTAGATACTTCTCGTTTGATTTGATTATTGTATTAGTGAAGATGTCTCTTATGTTTGCGAAAGAGGTTAGTGAGTTTACATCATCGTCATACTCCCAGTTACCATCTTTAAGTCTTGCTCTGTTAGTAGCATTCTGAATACTTGCTAGTTGTTCTCCATATGATTTAGCTGTATAAGGGTTATCACCATAGAGTGTTTGTACAAAGGCATAGTCTTTATCTAAAGTATCTTCCTTCCAGGGCTTATAGAAGAGTCTGTATAGCCAGTTTCTTGAAGGGTTGAAGGTTAATAGGAACTTAGGACGTAGTTCTATTTCTTTATCGTCTATTGTAAAAAGGTTATGTCTACCAATACGAGACTTTAAAATATCAAAGGCATCAAAGTGCCATTCTCCTGCTTCTTCTCCTACTCCTCCTGTGTACTCTAATGAACCAAACCTTTCATAGTCTTGGTCTGTTGGTTTATATGCTACGTCTAGAAGGTCTATTGTTGAACCATTGGCAAACTTAATAACATTGTACTTACCATCTAGTGTCCAATCTTCTTCTGGTATGTTGTGATGTTTACAAACCTTTCCCCAAGTAATATAGGTAGAGTTCATTAGACGCTTTAACTCATTACGAGCTATGAACCATCTTGAGCCAGGATACATGTAACAGTTAGTGAGGAGCCATTCGCACGCTAACCAAGATTTACCGCCACCTGTCAAGCACCCCCGCCGAAACCAATGAACTTTTTGGGTTCATTAAAATTCAACAGTTCCCAAGCTGTGTGCTGTGTAGTTGTAGGAATTATTGTGGGTTTCATAATGCGGGGGCTGTGTGTGTTTGCCAGCGTTTATGAACATTGTCTTTTGTGTGAAGTCTGCAATGTTCTATCACGCTCATTAATTCAAGATTGTTCAAATTGTTGTTCATAGTGTCTCCATCTTTGTGATGTACTATTTCTTGAGGGGTTAATAAACGACCAATATATTCTTCCATAACAAGTCTATGTTGTCTAACATATCCACGCATAGTGGCGTTTGGGTGTTCTGGTTTATATATTAATTTGTAGGTCTTACCGTCCTCTCTTGCAGAGGTTAAAGTAAAACCTTTCTTATTGTGGGCTTTCTGTCCTTTTTTGAATCTAGTCTCCGTGCCACATTCGGATAACTTCTCATTAGTAATGATCATACTACATGCACGACCGCAATAATTACCACTCCCAAGCTTAACTTTAGACGGATAGGTTTTAAACTCTTTATTACAAAGAAGGCAATTATTGATCATCTGGTTTTATATAGTTAAAGCCTTGTACTGATTCTATCTTTAGTGTTGTATCTGTCTCTGTTTTGTCTTTCCAGTTAAAGTTCTTTAGTGCGAAAATAGTACCACTTCTACCGCTTTTCTTAAGGTCTATTTCATATCCATTCTCTACTATTAGTTTTGCCTTTTTTATAGTGTCAATATATTCATCCTTCTCCTCATACTCAACCAACGTCTGTCTTGATGTATCAAGGGCTAAAGCAAGACCTGTTATAGTCCACTCATCCTTAGGTGTTTCTTCAAAATAAGCATCTATCTTCTCTTGTAAGATTTCTACTGTTTCAAATTTTAATGGTCTTCCTACTTTGTTTGTCATGTTAGTCATTTGACGAGTGACATCCACACAAGTCACATCCTCCTTTCTTAGTACATACACAGTGGCTTGCGCAAAATCCTCTACATCCGCACGCTTTACAATGTGGTTGTTCGTGCATGTTTATTTCTTATCTTCTTCTTTCTTAGGTTCTTCTTTGGGTATTAATGTGTTTAGTTTTTCTAGGAGAGCTCCTACTACTATTGCTTCTGTTCCTTTTAAATCTACTCGGAAAAGTAGTGCTCTTATATTCTTTACTTCTTCTGGTGTAAATTGTGTCATGTGTTTATTATACCTTAGTTATTTTGGTTGTCTTTGTTTATTCGCGGAGAATACTACTCACAACTTTCACAAGTCTTAGGCTCTTCTGTATTTGGTTCTCCTAATTCAAATTCTATTTCTTCCATGATTATTTGAAGTATTCAGTTATCATCTCTTGTGCTTCTTCTAATGTCTTACAAATGTATTCATCTGTTGAATCAAATGGGTCTTCTTTCTCTCCTTTAGGTTTTCTTAAGTCTACTGTGTATCCGTTTTTTACTTGGTTTATTCCTGCGTATTTCATATAGTTACATTTTACCACGACTTCCTCCGTATTAGTTAGATGACATTTACAATCTTCGTCTAAACACTTACCTATAGCCATTACAAAGCACAGTTTACAGCAGTTGTTAGTTTTATCTTTCATGGTTGGTGTTTTATATTATCTGGATTTA